GCCTTGAGATGCTTTTTTACCGTTGACATCCTGCCAAAGTTTTACAAGGTTATCCAAACCGACATTTTCTTTCGGTTGGGTAACGAACTGTAAAAATTCTTTAACATCGTCATCGGGCATCCTATGAACGTTCTTTAACTCATTAATCGTGTTATTCAAGGCAATATTCTCATTCATTTGAGACATATGACCTTCAATAGCACTTGACACCGACTGTTTCTCCTGAGCGGTTCTCATTTGAAAAGACGGTGAATCCGGCTTGTAATAGGCGTCCCAAGGATTAAATTCTTCCTCGGATACCTGTGGAATTTGTTCTTTCTGCTGATTAACAGTTGCCCCCTGATTGTTCTGCTGCATCTCCACCGCCGTACCGAGAGCATCTTCAAGTTTAGTTAAACTTGTCTGTGACTTATCATATAATGATTGCCACTTTTTGCTTTCGTCCTCCCAGTCTACGTGTGAAGTCTCGCTATCCGAAACAGGCTGAGCGACACCTTCGTATCCCGACTCAGTAAATGCACTATTATCATCAGCAAAAGGATTCATTTCATCAGTCCCAGCTACAACGTTATCAATAACGTCCTCGCTGGAATTTGCTTCAGCTAAATAATCTTCCATGATTTTCCTTTCTACAATGTTTCGAGTTCTTCAGGAGCAGAACCTGGGCCTTCTTGCATATTTTCTACAATAGGCTTCAATTTCTCCAACTCGAACTTCACTGTATCGGCAAACTTATTTGTTTGCACTTTCTTTTCTGCTTTCGCGTCTGACCGTACTTCAGATAGGTCTCGTTTGAATTTCTCAACCGCAACCCTCTTCTTGTCTTGGACAGACTCCCTTTGTGCCGTTTGCAGGTCTCCCCGCAATTCTTTAACTTGCTGTTGCAACTGTTCGTTAGCTTGTTGCAACTGAGCAATTTCACCCATTCGTGACAAAATACTTTCTTTGTCGAATATCTCTGGGTTCTTCTTTAATACTTCTGTTCTATCAATCAACCCGGCCTGGTAAGCTTCAAAGTATACACCATACTCAGCCCACTTACTTGTTGGTAATGTAGAACCTGGTTCAATTCTAACGTCATGTTGTCCAATATTGTTCCTGTCTTTTGCAATATCAATTACTGTTTGATTCATATCGCTGTACAACATATTAACTGATACTTCATTAATATTGTTATTTGGTTGTACCAATCGAAACATCTTTTGGAATGTATAATGACCTTTACAGAATGAATACAATAATCTTCCAATGATATTAACACTAAATTCAATATCCCTTAATTTTGACTTTGGACGCTCAGAACCTAGCATC